CTCCTCCGTGACAGGGAGGCATGTTAACCACTACACCACTGGACCAATATTTAATTTTAGTGGAGCAGATGAGGGGATTATATAAATACCTCATATCTATTGATATTTGATGTTATTTACATCATTATCTGCGTATTTTGATAACACTTTGTTGTTCTGTACCCCAAAATGTACCTCACTGCTTCACGCAAGAAAGATAATACAGTATAAACTATATTATGTCAATCTTTTTTTATAAATTTTATTTTTTATAAATTTCATCCTTAAACAAATCTTCCGTATGGTGTAGCATTGATACCTTTAGAGTTTAATACACCGGCTTTCATCCAACGACGTTCACCTGTTGATGCACTAATCCAACTGATCCATACGAATCCTTCACGTTTAACGTAACCATCATAACGTACAGACATACCTGGTGCATAAATCAAACCGGTATCCACACCACTTTCTGTAGGCGCCTTACGAATTTTAAGATTACAATTTGGATAGAATGTAGCATTTTCTCGAATAAAATCAGATGGAATACCGTTTAATACAGTCGGTGTTGATTGAGCACTTCCTCCAGGAACATGAGGGTCTGTATCAATACCTGTATCATTTGTCCAACCAATTGCTACACCATTGCGATCAACACGATACGGATACTTAGCGCCTTTGATAACTCTACCGATTGTCCCACTCCAGTCTCCAGTGTATACACTAGATGTTCCATAGCAGTTTACACTCAATGTATTAGTGCAAATTGGTAATCCTGTTGAATATTTTTCACCACTTGGAGCACTTGGTTGTGTTGGAGCTACAGTTTGACCATCTAATCTAGCATTTACTTCTTGTGCCAACTGTGGCATTTTCGAATGCAAATAAGGGCCAGGACAAGATGTTGCTGCGAACATTCTATGTTCTGTCAAACTTCCATTTGCATTTCCTGTGTAATTCAATCTAAATCCGTATCTCTTACAAATATCAACGCATAGATTTACCAATGCATTCCATGCTTTAGTTGAAATTGTCCAATTAGGCGCACACGTTTCATTTGCAACTTCAATTGTAATTGCTTGGCAATCATTATAGTAGTTTGATGATGTCCATGCACGATTCTCTTCGTCAACATTCACAACGATAGTACCATCTGATCCGATGCAATAGTTTGCACTAGCCATTCTTCCACTTACTTGAAATGATTGAGCACATCGTTCTGCACTCCATGTGCAAGCCATGTGATGAGGTGTGATTTTACAGACCTTGTAACCACCTCTACCACGCATATAGTTATCTGCGCTAGCAGGAATATATTTATTCGTTAAGCTTGAGTATGACATTCTTCTTCACCTTCTTCTTTTCCGTTCGACAGTTCTTTTTTTGCTTCTTCTGGTAAATCTTCAAATTTTACTTCTTTTTCTTTATCACTCATTATTATTCCTCCTCTGGTACACTAATTTCAGGTAAACCGCCAACGCTCGTTAATAAAGAAACAACGCCTGACAAAACCGCTGACGAAATTACAACTCGCCAATCAACGGCTTCCAATAATGCAGATGCTCCAATAACACCAACAGCAGTTTGAGCAATTGTCTTTAATGCTCTAATACTTGCGTAATAGCCATATTGAACCCACCATTCTTTACTATATTTTTTCATTTACAAATACCTCCTATCCTAATAATAGTATTTAAATCGTTTGTACACTGTACAAAATAAAAGGCCGTATTTAACGGTCTTATTGATACATATTAAACATGTCTCGTATATGTGTCTTAATCATTGTTTTTTCTTCATCTGAATCAACGCATTCATGAATCATAGTTACGATTTGTTGCATACATTTCATAGTCTTATCTAATTCACGATGAGACTTTTCTAAATCCATATCACCTTTTGTACGCTCATATTCTTCTTTGAACGCTTTATATTTTTTCAAATGTTCTGCAAGCTTATAAACAATATCTTCTGTTTCTGGATCATGAATATTATATCCATCATTATCTTCTTTTAATCTTGCAACAGTTGAAACTCCATCTTTTCCTATCTCAATTTGATATTTATTTCTCATTGCTTCTATCGTTTCAATATCTTTGATATTATCCAAAGCTTGAGACAATGCATGAAAATAAGATTCTGAATAACCATGTTTCTCTAACATATTTGCTGACTCATGCATTATCTTCTCATTAACTTCCATTGCTTTGTGCATATTTTTCACCTACGCAATCTTCTTAATAATGATGTTTGCATTTTGAACAGATAAATCCAAACCACTGTTATTTCCTAGTGTAATTGTATAAGATGCGCCACATGGAACTTGAATCAAAGTGTCTCCACTTACATTTCCGTATGCATTTGCAGTTGCAACAGTATAAATAGATTGTGTTCCTCCAATTACTTCTCCATTTAGTTCAAGCACTAGAGAAGCTTGTCCTGGCGCTGCACTCGTAATATCCGCAGTATAAGTTACTTCATAGATTCCTTGTTTTGTTAGTGTAAACAATCCACTTCCTAGATCGTGTGCCAACCATCCTTTACATGGACACTGGCATGATTTTGATCTTACACGATCTGTAGGAAACAAAACATTATTTGAATTATCGACTGTCTGAACAGCCGTAGCAATACTATTAATCATTTCTTTTATCCTCCTATTAAAATAGGGATAGCCTTTTGACTATCCCATTAAATCCAAAGGCAATTGCCTAATCACATATGTGCTAGATTATAAGTTGTTGTAGCCATTACATCCACATCCGTTGTTATAAGCGTAATATGGTGAACATGTAATGTAAGCTGGTTTTGGTGTTGGTTGCAAAGTATTAATGATATTTGCAGATTGTGCCTGTTGACTTAATTGGAAATTAGCCGTCAATAAATCACGGTCACGATCTGCTAAACGATCACGTAATTCTTGCATAGTGTTAGCATTGATCAACGCACGTGTTGCTTCACCTTCTGAATGAATTGCCGTTGTAATGTCACAAGTGTTTTTGAAACTTTGAGCATTTACATTGTCAATTGCTCTTTGAGTGTTGCAGCAACATTCTTGTTGCTGAGCTTGCAAGTTTTGAAGTCCTAACTGATTAGTATAGCGACTTTCTAATACATCACGTTGAGTTTGACAACCTGTTTGAGATACATTTGTGTTTGTGTTAAAAATGTCTCGTTTAATGAATTCTTCATTTAATAAAGAATCATTTGTTAGGTTTCCGTTGCCATATCCTCCATATCCAAATAATACGAAGATTAGCAAGATCCAAATCCACCAACCACCTCCGTTTCCAAAGCCGTCATTTCTTTCGGCTAAGTTGTAAGTTGGTTGAATTCCCATTCCATTTTCCATCATATATTTTCTCCTTTCTTTCTATAATAACGGTTTAGCCGTTGTTACCTGATTCCAAAGTTTTTTGCCATTTGTTCCAGTTGTTGTTTCTGTCGGGGATTTAAATTACCCATCATCTGATTTAAAATTGCTTGTGGATTTTGGCCACTGTTCATAAGCATTTGAAATTGTTGAAATGCTTGTGGATTTTTCTGTGACAACATGTTCATTAACATTTGCTGGGGATTTCCAATATTCATCATGTTAATTGGATTCATATTGCCCATAATACTTTTTAAAGGATTCATTTTGTTTGTGCTCCTTTCTTTGGTTGCTCATTAGCTTGTTTTGGTGGTTTGCTTAATGCACATATCAAATCATCTAATTTCTTTTCGATTCCATTTACACGATTTTCGATACTGTTAGAAGTATCTTCCGTGATTTCTTCAAATTTAAATTTTTTAAATGTTCCATCTAAAGATTTCATATAAAAAATAGATTTATTGTTATCAAATAAAATCGTTGGTAAATTTGCATTCGCAAAGTTTCTAGCTTCCTGCTCATCGTTCACCCATTTTCCATTAAAATCAAAATTACCTTGTTGTTGTGGTGTAATCTGATTATTAATATTGATAGGTGGAATATTTGCATACTGTTGTACTTGCTGAATTTGTTGATCTATCATTTGTCTTTGCTGCATCAAGCTGTCAATTCGTGCTTGTGCTGGATTATAATTGTTATACATTTCAACCACCTCTTTACGCTTTAATTATATGGTTACGTAATAAATAATTTAATACTCGAATAATACTCATAAAATACCCAAAATAAAATGAGCAACCATTATAGATTGCTCACATATTTATCAAACATTTTTCTTGCTTTGCATACTCTGTTCCTTATGGTTTGTACTTCCACACATAATGCATCTGCAATTTCCGTGCATGACATATCATACACGTATCTCATAATCAAAACCTGTTCATATTTCTTTCTTAATCCAACAGATTTGATAAGTATTAATGCATCATTAGGACGTATTTCTTTTAATCTGTTAGCTTTGTTAATATAAACCACCGCCTTAATTAAATTCGTTGGTTTGAATTAGCTTCGCAAGAACAATTATTCACATGATCATCTTTCCAATAACCACGACAAACAATAGTAGAATAAAGAACAATAATTACTAGGATTAAAACCGTAATAATCGTCCTACTCGTTTTATAGTTTCTATCAATTAATTTTGAACAAAAACAATAAACGTTATCTACTTTTTCTTCTACATTTTGAAGTTTCTTGTTTGCATCTTTAATATCCATTTTTATTATGATCCTCCAACGCTTTTACACGATTAAACAAAGTAATTATTTGTTGTTTTAGTTCTGAAAGCTCCACTTCCATTGAATTGCTTCCTTTTTTTATTTCTGAAATCGAATCCTTTATATCACTTAAATCCGATTTGATATGTTCTAATTCATTTTTCAAAAATGCCATATTGGATATTTGCTCTCCATCAATCTTTCGTGTGCCACGATTATACGTAATAAATGCGATTACAAGCATGCATGCAGAAATAATAACACTAAGATATTCTCCACTCATATTAGTTTTCCTCCTATTTGAATTCAATAGTCCATTAAAGTTTTCTTTGCCTAATCTAAGTTTAATTTGTTAATACGAAAATTCTCTATCCTCACCAGCTCCAAATCTAATAATTTTAACAGTTTTACTTAATGGTTTTACAATCAACACATCCCACAAATCTTGCAAAGTAGAATCTTTCTTTCTAACTGGGACATTAGGTGTATATACTCCATCAGAATATGATGATTGTCCAAACGTTCCAGACTGGTTCATATTTTGCGTGCCAGTTTGAACTTCATGAATTCCAATGCTATTTTGAGTCATAAAATCAGCATGTGTATGCCCATTGAAAAAGCCAATAACTATGCCACCGCTTTCTTTAAATTTAGATAACGCATCCAACATTGCGTCACTATTATAAATCATATATCCATCATCATAATGACTGCTATAAATTGATGATAATTGCATATGTGACAACACCATTACTTGACGATTTGTACTCAATGCATCACTCCGCATCCACTCAACTTGTTCGTCTGTATATCCCCATGAATTACCGTCGTTTCCTAAATGCCCATCTCCAAGCATTCCATCAAGACAAATAATTCTTAAATCATCGGAAATATCAATGTAATAATATTGATTTGACTGTTTTCTACATACGCGAATCTCATTAAAGCGATTAAGTAAAGCATATCTATCTGAATCTGTAATCAATCCATCGTTGTGAGAGTTATAATAAACATGATTATCATCGTGATTTCCAGTCAACAAGAATGACATATTAGATATACTTAACATATCTTGTCTAGTTTCCGACAATATTTGTTCTGTTTCATCTTTAGTAAAATTTCCTTCGACAATATCACCTAAATGAAATATCGCATCAAAATTGTAAGAATCATTTACAGCTTTTAGATTTCTATAAGTATCCTGCCAAAAATCATTTCCATCATATTTAGTATGTGTGTCTGTAACAAGAGCAAACACATAAGCTTTTTCTCTACATTCATTTCGTATTTTTGATACAGTATCTTCTATTTCGGATTTAAAAACATTCCTTGCTATTTTGTTATTTAATTCAGATTTAATATCATATATAGCTTTGAAATCATAAGTGACATCCAAATGCAATTTAGTTCCAGCTACATAATGCCTAATTCTTTTTACATCAAAAGGTGCAACAAAAGTAATGTTATTTCCTATATCAAGTTGAGTTGTAATGCTTTTTTCTACGAATCCATCGGATACATTAACGTTACATACACTTGAATCCGAATTATTGATTATATTTACAATACATCCTTTTGGAATACCGATATCATACGAATAGCTTGTATCTTTAGAAACTGCTTCGTTCACCGTAAAAGTACGTTCCCCATTCAAAGTGTTCAATATATTGCTTTGCACATTCTTAATATTATTTTGCACATCTGTTATATCACTCAATAGATATTGCACAGAAATGATATTACATGCTCCTTTGAAGTCAAATTGACTTATTTCCGTTGATACATTATAATCTTTTCCATTTGCAAATTGAAGTTGCAAATATCCATCATGCATGAATGTATAAATGTTTTTTCCACTAATCCATCCAGTTTTTTCCAAAACATTCGTATCATCACAAACTTCGATGTACATATATAGTCCTTTTGTATCATAGACAATTACATCACCTTTTTTGATGCTAACTCTGTTATCTACATCACCGTAGTAAATTCTCTTTTTTTCATATTTATCCAATTTATTAACATCTGACCATGTACCTTTTTTCAAATCAAACCTAGATATGTGTGCCTTAATAAAGCAATCAGCATAGGATTTGAGAATACTTAATTGATTAATTAAGCTATTAACAATTGTGACTTGATATTTAACACTCGTGCCATTTACATAACATCTTATGTAATTTGCGTTCATATTAGCTATGAATTTAATTTCCTCGCCAATCTTAACTGATTTTGATATATTTTGTTCACTACTTCCATCTCCAATATTTAATGTCATTAAATTGTTTGATGTATTTTTAAAGATTACAATTGAATTAACTGGAATGCTTACATCTTTTTTATGACTACCAGCTTCATCAAGCGTATCAGAAACAGTGAACGTGACATCATCTGTTTTATTTAAGTAAGATAAAGCCTCATTTAGTGAATTAACTTGTGATTGCAAATATTCATTTTGCTTATTTATCATATTTGATAACTCGTTATAGATTTGTGCAATTCTATCTTCTTCTTCACTACTAGGTGTATAAGATTTAATATAAATTCCATCAGGTGTAATTACAGATGCAATTTGTGTAGACCATCTTTGATCAATTACACTTGAACTATTTTTAGTCACAACTGCGCTCATCGCAAAATGTAATACTCCTGAATTTTTCAAAGCAGCAAATGGTACTTTCCATGCAAATTCACAAGTATCATTATTAATTGTTTTATTAATCGCAATTGACTGACCCTTAACTCCCCTAGAATCAATCCAATTTATATAAACAATTGAATCTTGCATTTTTTGAATATCAGATAACTTGTTTCTGACTCTAAATTTAATCAGTTTAGAATTACCATCATATTGCACTCCGAACAATCTAGATACATTATTAATATTAATAGTATGTGTATCTGTATCAATCGTAAGATATTCATCATCATAATCATAAGCAACCGCATCAAAACTTAGTCTTGCTTTCAATCCATCCATTTCTAGTCTCCTTTCACTTGAAGAATTCCTTTTAATGGTGTTTCTTTAATCCCATTAACATCAATACGAACCATCCAATTATAAACACCAACAGAAAGTTCATCCGTTTGGCAAATCACCTTCAGAGATTCATCAATAGGAATTCTGATATATTCTTTGCCATCTTTATAAACAATGAATTCTAAAGAATCATTTTTACCAGGAATAAATACTTTCCCATTCTTATATTTAATTAAAATGTCTGTATAGATGGTATCTCCTTGATTTATGAAAATATGATCTCTTTTTATTTCCATTTTATTCCTCCTTATAAGGTATTGCTTGATGCCATTCCAAACCATCATATGCGCTTAGCCTAACAAGACTATAAGTATCTTTACTGCCTACACCGGAAGAATATGCGCTTATTTCACTATCTAGTTTTGGTTTATTCATTCTTCCAAGCGCCATAGAATACCCGCGCTCCCATTTTTCATCAACAAATACCCACGCTTCCATATAAGTGAATGTTGTGTTAAATTTAAAATCAAACGGTTTACTGGTTCGTCCAAGTGTATCTTCTACTGTTACATCAAAATATAATTCCAAGTTTTTTTTCAGATTATTATATGTGGTGCTTGTTCCTTCAGCTTTTTTGTAAACTCCACCTTCTCCCCACGTACAATATTTTACATGAGCATCATCTGTAGTGTGCACAGTAAGTGTTACGTTGTCATAATCTGAATCAACTTCTGTTATCACAAAATCAACACTTTCGATACTTATTTCAGGATAATTTTCTAATGTAGTTGCAATTAATTTTTTTTGGCTAACATACGATCCACTTAAATCGGCTTTCCATACCTCAACATGATATTCATACTGTGTTTTTTGCGTTAATCCATCAACAGTTAAAGATCCGTTTAAATTGTTTGAAATAAACACTCTTTTATCTTGTGAGAACACTCTCAAACAATACAAATTGTATGGATTACTTTTTAATTTTCCGTTAATAACTAAAGATTCTACATCAACATCAGATATTGATGGATCAAATTCAGGTACTGAAATCAAAGGTGTTGTTACACTGGCCGTTCCGCTTAAGTTTGGCCATCCACTAATACTACAATTCCAAGAAAAACTACGTTGCCTATTACATCCCATAGCTTCATTTATTTCACCAGGAATATTTATCCACCCTGTATCTTGTGTATAATATCCATAATTCATGTATCCTGACCATGTTAATCCACCAAATTTTACTGTATTATACGCTTGGATAGCGAATTGGCCTGTAATCCTAAAGCGAACATTAGCTTTGTATCTTAAGTTAGGATAAGCATCTTCGTATCGTTCATTATAAACATCAAACGAAACGCGCAAGTATTGGTTATAGTCTAAATTCGCTACATCAGAATATGCAGATACATCATAATCTATCGCTGGCATTTGTTGACCATCTTCGATAATTGACGAATTGTCTAATAAGACATCAAGATCGAAATCGGTTTCGTTGTAATCTAATTCACATACAACTCCCATAATCTACTCCTTATATTTGATATAAATATCACCTTGCTTGTCCGTTGATAAAACAGTAGGATCACTTGTTCCATAACGCACATTTACAGTCAATTTTAACTGTTCTTGAAATTGACTAATATAATCTTCTAAAACTCTGATGTATTCTCTTTGTTTTGCCATCAATTCAATAGCATTTCTAAATTCTTCTTTAGATTCCAATTCAAATGCTGTTGCCATATTTTCAATTACATTAATTTTAATAGGAACAGACGTTACGAATTCACCGCTCATCAGAACATTGATTTGGCATTGTACTATGCCAACCTCAGCAATAATCTGTTGGAATATTTCTGGATCTGAAAATTTAATTTCGTAAGCATTCGAATTTTGAAATCTAGATACAGATGTAGCATCCATACTAACCATTAATCCACTAGGCTTAGTAGCCCATAACGTAGCGGTTAAGCTATCATCCGTATACGCTACTTGGTCAGTGATAATATTGTCACTGACGAATACATCCAATCCTCTTCCTGTATCACCTTGTACCATTTCAACTATAGGTACAGATGTTTGCTTAGTTAAGCTTACAGTTACATTTGAATATACAATTGCCATGTTATACCTCCGTTTCCAATATAAGAGTAAGTTCATCTGGCATTTCTTTGATTAAATCATATGTCATTTTATTTAAATAAAATCTTTCTCTTTTGCCTGAATTATTTGTGTCTACATAAATAACATCATTCAATTTTAATTGATTTGCATTAGGAATGTTTAATCCAAACAATTCTTCAAATTTTATAGTTGTTTCCGTATCCGAATTTTGCAATTTATTTTTTAAATCTTTGCCAGCAATATATCTTAAATATGCTTGCAAATTAGATTCATTTTTAAATACGCCAAACGTAGCTTTTGTGGCCGATGAATCATCAGTCATTAATTTAGCATCCGAATATTCTTTTACTTCAATGCGGTGTATTTCATTTTCATCCCATTTAATAGATTTAACTATCTCGTTATTTGGCAAAATTCTTCCATTGTATCCCTTTGGAATTATTCCAGTAACAACATTTTCCATAGATACTTTTTTTGTGTAGTCAACAATTTCTTTATAACCAACATAAAACTCTTTAGGCTTTAATGTTTCCTTATACCCAGTTGGTTTACCAAAATAACAATCATAATTATTAAACATCGCAACGTATCTATGTTCTTCACATTCAGGCCATCTGTTCATCATTGAATTTTCTTCACTTCCAAACAAACATTGAATCAAATTATATCGAACCCAATAGGCTGTCTGTGTTGATTCCTTATCTTCAAATTGCCAACAAAGACTTTGTGATTTGTTACCTATTCCGTGTGAATATAGTTGTATTTTCACTCCTTGCGTTAAACCGCTTCCATCACCGCCTGGCCACCAATTGTAGTTTTTATCGGTAGGTCTAACGATTTTATATCCATTAGCTTCTGGCAAATAGATAAGTCCCCAATAATCTTCCCAATGCATATTTGTATTCGATGGATCATTTCTAAGCCAATATGTTTCAATTTTAGAATAATTTCGATCTACATAATCTTCAGCACATATCCATCTACACGAACATATAGACATAAAAGACCAAATTTCATGAATCCCATTAATTTCATCCGAAAATTTTTTTAAAACAAATGTTTGAGCAGGTGAATTGTTAGCTTTAAACATTTCTAATTGTGTTGCTATATCCTCGTTTGCTGATGGAACATCTACACACAAATCCGTTTTATAAGCATTGTGAATATGTACTTCTCTACCATCTTCTGGCTTTATATTTTTGTAATCTTCGTACCACCTATCGCCATAAACATGATAAGGATATTTAGATTTTGATTTTTCGATAATATCATTGGCAGTTTTAATAGCTCCATCCCACGTTGAATTCACTGTACGATCATCAAATACAAATATTTCTTTTTGAGAGTCAAAGAATATATGCGTTGCATAACATACATATGTATCAGAAATTCTATTTTCTTTAAAATAAACTATTCTAAATAGTTGCGCTTTTTCAAAGTTTAAATCTACTTTAAAAACAGATTCTTCTGAAATTTTCATTCCCAATAATTCACTCTTCGGAAATTCAATTTCCACATACCAGATTGAGTTTCTTTCAAAAGTTGCTTTTGCGCTTTTACAGTTCTTAAGAACAATATTTCCATTTTGCTCAATCATTTGTTGATATGTTGTATTTTTTTTAGACAAAAATAAATGTATCATTATCAAATCTCCTTAAAATTTCTGAATATTTCAGTACGAATCAAACCAATTTCTGTATTGATAACTATGTCGTTTGATCCATATTCAAGTTTTAAATCTTCAAATGATCCTTCTGTTTTTAATGTTGTATATTCGAAATATCCATTTTCATAAACAGTTTTCATATATGCATTTTCAGAATTTATTTCTATGTATTTAACAGCCAGTGCATTATCAATGCTACCCGGTTGATAATAATTGTATTTTTTAGCAAACGGTTGATATATTTTAAAACTGCTGTTATGAGTAAGTGAACTAATAGAAATCCAGCCAGTCTTTTCTGATGTGTTATAGAATTTATACGTAGGATATGACGGTTCGTAAAGATTTATAATTGATGTAACGTCAAATACCGAAATCTGCATAGGTCTAGAATATTTATCAATATATCTATATCCATCAACGGTAAATTTGATAGTGAAAGAAAACATAAATCCATGCCATCTTTCTGAAATGTTATATTCAATATTCTTCACTTTCCAGAAATGGTCAGAATCTTCATCTGGGAATTTTAATAATCCTTTTCCACCTGCAAAATATTTTTTAATATCATACAATCTTTCATTAGCTTCTTTTTTGTTTTGAACCACAAAATTACAAGGAACCTCAATCGTTTTATCTTTAAGAACACCAGTGTGACGGTACGATGTTGTACCGTCTCCCATTTCTGATGTTTCTACAATTTCTTCCGAAAAAGGGATAATTGGAGCACTAGTTATCTTCACCAAATTCATAATATTTTTATAAATTGTATATGGTTGATTTTCAGGTGTGAATTGTAATGTATACATATTCTAAGCTACTCCTTTCCCTATATTTTTTAGCATATCTCGAATTGACACAATTTCTTGTACAGTATCTGTAACAACATTTCCATCTAGCTGCATAGGTTGTAGATTGATTGTGATATTGCTATCCAATATTGCATTTAAAGCACTCGTTAAATTGTCCATTCTTTTGTAAATACCATCCAAGTTTAAATTGTATGCCGTAGAATTAGAGCGTGATACTGTACCACCCATAATAGATGTAGTAGCATCACTAGCCACTGCATATGCGCTTGTATCAGCCAACGCTGCAATAGAATCAGCACTCATAGGTGCAACATCAGAATCAACAACAGGTCGAGATAAATTATCTAAAGAATGTTTTTCAGTTTTGTGTACAGTTTTCTTTATAGTTGTAATAATAATAGGATCTTTGGCGGCTGCTTTTGCGTTATGGATAGCTTTTTGAACTTTTTTTGCATAATCTATAGTTGCTTGCGCATACGGCTCATAAGCTTTCAATAATGCACTTCCACCTGATTTTCCCATAGAACCAGAAGATGCCTGTGCATTGGATTTTCCATCGCCCATCTTATCTCCAGTATCTTTGGATTTTTTTGAAGCTTTATCTTTAGCTTTATCTAATTCCTTTTCTAATTCGTCAACTCCGCCTTTTGCCAAAGCTTTCATAGCTTGATCAACAGTAATTGTTCCATCTGCAATACCTGCTGCACATTTTTGTGGAATTTGTTCACCATCATAATTTGATTTCGTTAATGCTTCCTCAAACTCAATCAGGTTATTCAGCATTGTATTCGCTTCTGATACACTGCCTGCATTTGAAATAATACTGTAAGCCATGTCTTGTGGAATGTTAAGACCAGCTGCGCTTGCATTATCAACTAACTGCTGAAATGTCATCATAGATGCCACAAAATTACTTGCCGTTTGATAACTTTCTGTGCCATTCATGATTCCACTTGTTAACTTTTCAGGAATTTGAATACCCGCTTCACCAGCTTTATCTATAGCACCTTGTAATGATTGTTTTAACGAATCTCCAATTTTTGTATAGCCACCCGTTTCTGCCTGGTTGTTGAGATCTAGTAAAGTCTTATTTGTTTCTTGCATTTTAGTTGCCATAGTTGCTAAAGAACCGTTTGCTTCATCTATTTTCTTTCTCAACTGCTCAATCTGAGTTTGATACTTTAATGCCTTTTCAGTGTCCCCATCTTTAAATGCTTGTGATTGTTTGGCTTTCAATTCATCCATCTTGTCATTTAATCCATGAACACTCTCTGTTACTTCACTATATTTCATCTGTTGCTTAATTAAAGCTTTTGTTTGTTCTTTAATCGCTTCTGCATACGCTTCTTGTTTAGCAGCTTCTTGAACTTTTTGAATGTATTCTTCTAACGCTTGATTGTTTTCAAACACCTTGCCTGTATTGTCGGCAACTTTTCCTGTATTTGAATCAATTGTTAAACCGAGATCAGGATAAATTTCATTCAATTGATTAACTGCTTCTTGCAACATTTGTTTCTGTATAGTATTTTTGTTTTCTACACCATTTAATTGTTCAATCGTTCTCATCAAAGAATTAGACTGACTAATATTCTGTTCATTTGTAGCCAAAATGGTTTCTGATTTTTCTTTATATTCATCAATTTTTTTATTGAACGAACTAACACTGTCTACAACTTTTAAATAACTTTGAGCTACTGCATCATTCTTAACAGCGTTTTCTAAAGCTTTTTTATTTGCCTTTTCAAACATAGGAACTAACACTGCAATTTCAGCAGCTGCCAATCCAACAGCTATCCCAACTCCACCTAATGCAATACTTGAATTTTTTAATGCTTCAGTTGTAACTCCAGTTTTCTTAAACAATTTTGTCAATAATCCATTAGTTTTATCTACAGGGCCACTTAAATTGTTTAGTTCACCTGCCGTTTTGCCAACCCATGAAGAAACTATTCCAAATCCATTTGTCAACTTCTTAGCGCCACTAAATATTTTTCCTAATCCTTTTGCGGTAGGATATGATGCTGCGGTAAGCAACAATAGTTTAGCAATCGTTTCCTGCGTTCCATCATCTAGATTAGAGAATGCATTCGCTGTTTTCTTTACAACTTTTAAAATAGATGTAAGAGTAGGAGCAAACGCCTGGCCCAATTCATCAGCGGCTTGTTTAACTGCTTCCCATGTCTGTGACATTTGAGATTTTAATGTTCCATATCGCTTTTCTGCTTCAGTTGCCATGGCTGAATTCGCTTGCCATGCGTTTTGAGAAACATTTAATGCATTAGCCAATACATCCGAACTTTGTGCCAAAGCACCCATTGCTTGTGATTGTCTAATTTCTGTAATGCCTAAATCATTAAGAGTTTTTGTAACATCACTTGATTTACCAATACCTTCTACAAACTTTAAGAATGTTCCGGCTGCATCTTCTCCCCAAGCCTTTTGGAATTGTTGAGAAGTCATACCAGACACTTCCGCAAAATCAGATAACGAATCATTCCCCGTTGAAACAGCTATATCAATCGTCTTTAACATTTTAGAAACAGAACCACCACCAGCAGCGGCTTCAATACCTAATGAAGATAATGCAGTTGATAATCCTAATACTTGGTTAGAGTTAAAGCCTACCATCTTACCTGCAACGCCTAATCTAGTAGCCATATCCATAATATCCGCTTCAGTAGTAGAGAATTTATTTCCCAAATCTACGATTGTAGAGCCTAATCGAGAATAATATGTATTTGTCTTTTTAGACTGTGAAACCATTACGTTAGAGAATTTGGCAATACTTTGTGCTGCTTCTTCACCAACAAGATTTGTTGTATCCCCTAATTGCGTAATCGTCTTAGTAAAGCCAACAATAGAATCTGTAGGGATACCCATTTGTCCCGCAAGTTCTGCATAATGTGCAATATCTTGATATGTACTCGATGTATTTTGTGCAAGATCTTTTAAGCCTGCATTGATTTTTTCAAACTGTTGAGGGGTTGCATTTACTGTTTTTGTAACACCAGTCCATGCATCTTCAAAATCAATTGCAGTTTTTGTTGCTCCGACAATAACCGCTGCTGACAACGCAGACAACGGTTTAATAGTTTCTGCAAATTGGTTTGCTTTCTGACTGGCAACACCAAATGAATGTGATAATTTTAATATATTTTCATTATCTGTAATAAAGCTTTTATTCAAACTCTTTAATTCATTGTTTAATGTTGCTGCACCAGCTCTTAGGCCATTAAACGTCCTTTGCGATTCCTCATACGTGCTTCCTAAGTCAACGAGATTTTTCTTTTGTTCCGCAATTTTTGCATTGTATTCCTTTTGCGAAGCACTATTTGCCTTCATAGAAACTGTAAGTTCTTTATTTCTAGCAGCTAGAGTTGAAATTGCGGTTTCACATTGTTCTGTAGTGTGATAACTATCACCAATCGCATCTTTCCATGCTTGGATTTGAGTTTGATTTGTCTTATATTCTTTTTGTAAGGCACTCATCGCCGATTCAGTGCTGTTTAATTTAGTCTGATATTGCGATAACGTGGCTTTTGATTTGTTAACTTGATCTGTCCATTGTTGTTGTGTTTTAGGATATTCTTTAAGCTTTTTGTTATAGACATCCAATTGCTTAGAAGTGCTCTGAATCTTATCCTTTAATAGATTTTGGTATGTTGCAAATGACGAGAAATCATTCGGATTTAGCTTCATCGAAGCTTTTAGCTTAGACATTGTTTTGTCTAATCCCGATGTTTCTCTTTTGATTTCATTTATCGCTTTCTGAAATCCTGTAGTATCTCCATCAATCTTTACGGAGATACCTTTTATTTGATTATAGCCTGACAATTTTAGTACCTCCTAAAATCTGTCAAAGTCTTCTTGGGTTGCCATACGTACGTTGGATTTCTTTTTATTAATGCTTTTTTCAGCTCGATTTGTCATGTTGTTTTTTGCAACAATTAAATCAAACATCATTCCAATATCCATATTGTCTATTTCATCCATTTTTAGCCCTAGATTCATGCATCCTAAAATTAATTCAGAATAGCTTGTTAATCTTTTTTTTTCTTATTTTCTTCATCTTTTTTTTCAGTTTCATCTTCAACTGTGGCCTTATTTGAATAAACGATTTTTTCAAATAAAATAACACCAATTAAAACAAATGATTCATAATCATCAACATTATCTACCATTACATTAAACGGTTCAGTAACCAAGTTATTTTTAACATCGTACGCTTTGATGCAGGCCCATAGTAAACGTTCAAAAAATTCCGATCCAACTTCTTTTAATAGAATGAAATATGCATTTTCATCCCCTCTGTCTTCATCTACCGCTTTTTTAATACCTTCATCAAAATTCATTTGCGCCTGTTGAATATCAATCAATAAATCACGATTGAATGTTTCTCTATAAATACGTGCTGTAATCCCTTTATATAGGACACCGTGTTCTTTACCTTCGATTTTTACTGTAGTTTCCATATAACCTCACAAAGAGGGGGTTGCCCCTCTTATAATGCGCTCACTTCCTTGCCATCATCACTTTGTACTTCTACCGGTGTACCGGCTTCATGGCTCACTTGGCTCACTTCACTAGCTTTTGGTGTAGGTAATTTTGGCGCAGTCGTAAAGAAACTAGTATAGTTTGTATCACCTTTTTTGCAGTCAATTTTTACCCATGCATGATCATCTTTTTCTACAGGAATAGCTGTAATATCCATAGTTGTTGTATTTGGATCAATACTTTCTTCTCTTGTTTCACCTTCAACAGATGGGCGAGCAAATACCACTTTGAAGAACATATGTTTTGTCGCATTTTTGTCTCCTTCAAATTGGAACATTAAGCCTACGTTGTTTGGTAGAACGTTAGCGTCTTCAGCCAAGTTACCTTCCTCTGTTTCAATATTATTAAAAATCATTTTTTTAATTTCATCTTCCAAGTATGTCATTTCAATACTTCCGGAATATCCATTATTACTGTTTGTTGTAAAATATGCAGTGTTGTCTGCATAATATGTATTTGTATCTCCTTCCGGATCTAGTGTTAATGATTTAGCACCTTTCCATGCTACAGGTGTACCATACGTAATATTTCCACCTTCTTCAGACTCAATAGGAACTACATGTACATTTTTAATTCCATATTTAACTTTGTTTGTATCTGCCATAGTTTTTATCCTTTCAAATATTTTTCGATTAAACTTGGCAGTTCTTTGATTGCGTTTGTTTCTCCATCTTTCCAGTGCTTAAATGCACGTGTACGTCTAGGAGAATTCCATAAATTATGTCCGTTTTCTAGTAAATGAGTCAATGAATATTCATGGCCACTCGCATAAATAACACCGCGTGTATGAGCTAACTCACGCTCAATCTTATATGTTATAGACCTTTTATATTTGCCCTTTCTGCGTGTGTTTCTATGATCTACATTGGCCTTAGCTTTAATAATATCTTTAGAATCTTTTGTAGTTTCTTCTACTGCTCTATCAATCTGCGCCAAAGAATGCTCTTTATATTCTTGAATCATCTTTCTAATTTCTGGCCCAAGCTGCGACATATCGCAATATACATCATTGACGGCCAACTAATGTCACCGTCCATTCTGTACAGTGTACTTTTTGAGCTTTTATATCTTCATCTGTGATAGTTTGGTATGGTATTTCTAATTCATCGAACATGTCTTCGATTTTAGCTTCTAATTCAAAATCTTTTTGATCAGTCACTAATCTATATATGTAAGTTCCAATCTTGCAATACGTTCTATTGTCTGCAAAGTAATTATTTGTATAATCCAATGCATAATTCCCATATGGAGTATGGGGCTTTGACTTGAAGCTGCCATATACAAATTGTCCTTCACCTAAAAGTTCAGTGAATTTAGCAACGATTTGTTTTCTTACTGTTTCCATTCTCCAGCATCCTGTTGAACATATAGTTCAATCGTATCTCCGGATGGGAACGTACGATAAACCGCATACTTTTTGTCGTTGTATTTCACTGTTGTCTCATCATTGTAATCAATAGTAGGAATAACAAGCTTATACGCTAACTGTATGCCTGCCTGGTAGGCTTCATTAAATTCTTTTGAATAAATTCCACCAACTCGACAAAATACTTCCTTCTCCGTTTCATTAACATGTTCCACACCATCTTCATCAACATATCTTTCTTTTTCAATCAGATATGCCACATCATAATAAAGATTATTCTCACGAGTATATTCATATGCCATACTATGTCACCTTCTTATGGGATTTATCTGTCATAAGAATCTGACGTAAATCCTCATATGTCTTGGCCATTGATTCTTTATATGAAGCATCCGTTGTACCAAATTTTGACTTTACATATGTTATTACCGCTACTACAATTTCATCTTCTAAATCATCCTCATCAAATAAGATATTTAATCTATCCAAATCATATAAACATGCATTGATATACGTTTTGATTTCATCATCATATGCGCGTGATTTTGCTCTTGTAGCAGCGGTTCTAACACGTTCTAGAAGGCTTTCAGAAATGTTGAACGCCATTATCTATCACCTAAGCTTTCTTCGCACTGCTTTTTCGAGTGGTTTTCTTAGGCTCATCATCTAATAGAATAGGTTCTTCATCAGTTTCAGTAGGTTCTTCATCATTTAATGATTGTGTTCCTGCTTGGCTTTCATCTTTCGTAACATCTCCATTGCTTAAGCTACTTTTTTTTTTAATAAGAAGATGTATTGAGGATCTAATACTTTACCATCATTGATAACTAATGCCTGAGTTACTTCCTCATTCTTTTCATAATCCCAGTACTTCTTAACGCCAAACTGCATATTTGAGTTGATCGCATAGGCTTCTTTTCCTACCCAATACATTCCGAAATATTCACCGTTATTTGCTTCATCAAAATCTTTAAACGTATCATTTTCAACAAAATTAACAGTTCTAGCTTTGAATGTAGCGCGTTCTGCACCATCAACAGGATTAAATGTTTCTGCATAAACAGGACGATTATTTTGATCAGCCAATGTTTTAATGTTTGCTTCATATGTTGCAGGAGTCATTACGAACTCTGGCTTTAATTTACGCATTGACAATGGAATCTTCGCAAAGAATTTTGTTTGCCATGATTTCCAATCTTTCATTTCTTCCGCTGTAAACTCAATAATGTGATCTGTTTTAATACGTCCACTTACTTTATTAGCTTCTGTTAAAATACCTTCACACTCATTGTTTTCAGATTGACCTGTTAAAATTTCACGATCCATAGCTTCCAAATAAGCTTCTACAATAACTTTCGCTAATTCAGTTTCGAATGCATTTACAGTCAATACTGTTTGTAGTAAGGTACGAGCTAAACGAATTTCACCAATCAAATATCCAAATTGTACAAATTCAGTAACAGAACCGGCCTTTTGACGATCAGACACTGACGTTTCAGTAATACGTTTAAATGTAGCCTTGAATGAACCGATAGGATATTTAACACCACCACGGAAATTAGTATGTAATACCGCATTGTATAAGTAACCACGTGATTTACTTAATTCAGTCATTACTTTCTGAACAATTGTTTCAGGAATTAAAATACCTAGATCAGCTGCCACACCTGCTTCTGCACTACGTTGTCTTAAGATTTCTGACTGTTTTCCTTTTTGAACGAATTCCATGAATGCACTACGATATTCCATATCGTCTTCCATTCCTTTTTTACGTTCTGGCAATCCTTTTGGCATTGTTGGATGTCCTTTACTACGAGCTTGTTCCTGTTGTTTAACAAAAGTTTCTTCTTCATCTTCAATAGATTTTGCCATAGTATCTAAGAACGCTTGACGTTGTGCAGCCTGGCCTTGTAACTCTTTGTCACGCTTTTGTAAGATATCAAATTCCGCCTGTAACATTTCCAAGTTTGTATTAGGATCGTTTTTGTTGACCTCATCTTGAATTTCTTTAAATCTTTTTTGAATCTGTTCGTGATTCATTGCATTGAATGCTGCTAGTTGTTGCTCTGTAAACATTAATTAATAGCCTCCTTAATCTGCAACAACAAACTCAGTCTTTCTCGTTTCTTTTCATTTTCTTTTTTAGCCCGTTCTTCATCCATTAAAGACTTTGCTCTTGCTTCAATGGATGTTTGATCATTTGCAGGAATCGACACTGCTGAAACATCATATATTTTTGACACTTTACGTGTTGTCCACGTTTTTGTATCTCTATCATATGATTCCTCATCCACCATGTAACGCCATGACATCTGAGTAACCATTCCTGCCTGAATACTATCGTACAAACGTTTTGCAGCTTCTGTTCTTCCTAAATCTGCTGCAACAAACAATCCATGTTCATCTACTTCAACAATAAGTGAACCATTGCTTGTACGTGCATATACCATTCCTCCATGATCAAATTGGAAGATGATATCACTCATATCAGCGTTATCCAAACTTGAACGCTCAATCAACTCATATACATCATTACCTTGATAATCTCGATAAAGAACATAAGGTTCAAATGTTGTGGCATATCCCTCAACATAGTATTGAGTATCAATCCGTTTGTTTTCCGTCACCGGGTTCATCTGGAACGGAATGGAGCGCATTTGGATTTTGCTGTGGTTCGGTTTTGCCATTGTAACTAACTCCTCCTTGATTTGATTTAGTTACCTGGATGTATTCACCTCGAATAAAACGTTTCTTACCTTCATCATCTGGTAAAGGCGCTTTGTTCATAATATTTAATGCTCCGTTTGTATCAATCATTCCTCTATCGAACATTTGAGTTGCAACATTCAGTTTTGTCTGTGTTGAATCATACTGTAAACGATCGCTTGTAAGAATGATTTCACTACCATTCATAATCTGATTTACGGAATATAACATTCCACTCAACACTTCCCCAACTTCAATAAAAAATGGTTCAATAATTGATTCGTAAAATGCATTCCATTCATCAGGTTTATATTTATTTTGTAAAATAGCTTCACTAATCCCAAAATAGCTGTATACACTATTTTCAATTGCTTGCTTCTGCTTGGCATCCACTAATAATGGTTTACTTTCAATCGGTTTTACTTCATCAAAACGATTATCAATAAGAAATACACCCGTCTCATTTTTGTTCAGGTTATTTCTTAAGAGTAAGTTCTGTTGCTCTTTATAGTCTTCATCATCATCAATTGGCGTTGAGATTTTAGCTAAGAATCGAACAATAGAACTCGACTTGATCGCATTGATTGCTCCTTCTTCCTGAGCAAGCATCAATTTAGCTGTTGTATCAAATGCATCATTAACATCACCAAAGTAATCATTTTTATACTGCATTTGCCTTAGATGTCCTACTTTACTGTATTCAATCAATTTTGTTTCGCCATAGATGAAATTAAAATAAATATAAACTACACCATTGATTTCTTTTAACTGACACTGACTTGGAACAGCAGGCCATAATCCTTTTATCATTCCATATTCATCTTCAATTGGAATAATGAAAGCATTGTTTTCTGCAAAATATATAGTTGCCAGCCTTTTGTAAAATTGACTAGCTGTCATATAAGGATTTGGCTTTTTCTTAACCAAATAGTTATATATCTTGCTTTTGTAGTCTTTGTTTGTCAGTTCCGGTGAAGCCTTTCCACATGATGTAGCAATTCGATTGATACATGCTCTGCATAGTCCAATCTCATATATTCCACCATCATAGGATGAATACACTGGTGAATATCCACCTAAGCTTGCAAACATTGAATGTAATTGATTTTGTTTAGGTGCTGGCTTATTGAATCCTAATAGACTTCCTAGCAAGCCAAATCTTTTTCTTCTGCTTTTAGCCACTAATTCACCTTCCTTTTCTTGTTTTCAAGGCGGTATTTAAATGTATCCCACCATTTTTGTCTTACTGTATATGCATCAATAACAGATGCATATCCATCAATATGTTTTCTTGGATCAGTTTTAATCATGCGAACACGATTGTCCTCCGCAACTTTCTTTAATGCCACACTAGACATATGTGCTTGTAAAAGTCCATTCGTTCCTGTATGAACAAATCCATCTCTTACATATCCTGTAAATTCATTAATAACCGGTGTAAGGTTAGTACCCTGGATGACATCATCCATCTTGTATCCGTATTTCTTCATATCATCCACAAGATACTGAGCTGAATAACGGTCATATCCAACGACAACACAATAAATCTTGTATTTCTTACGCAACATTTCAAACCACTGCGTTACATCTTCATGCCGTACAAAGTTTTCTCCACTTGGACTTAAATATCCCAATTGAATAAATCTTGTATATGGTATTTTGTCTCTTTCCTCGAGTTCCTTGATTTTTAATGTTGGAAGCCAGAAATGAGTAAATATGTAGTCATGGCCTTGAATTCGTATAACTACAGATGCGGCTGTTAAATCGGTTGTTTGTGACAAGTCAATTCCACCAACTGCATATGTATGTGCAAAATCTTCAAATCTAAGTTCTTCACCTTTAACTTTGTTAATATCTTCTGCACTAAATAACGCTTCCGTTGAATTCTGTTTGATATTCGCATATTTTGTTATAAACTCTGCCTTATATGTCGGTGAGCTATGTGCTTTTAAAATTTCATTCTGCAAATATTCATAAGAAACCGATATTCCAAGGTTTGGCATTGCTTTTCTTAATTCAATAGGATCATCCCATTTTTGAATATCATCAATCATGTAAAAGAAAGGCAACATTTGTTTTTCATCAGACGTACCAAGTAAAACAGATGTTCCACGAACAAATAATTCATCATATAATCCTTCATCAATATAGTTTGCGGTACTTACAGGAATATAAAGTGGATCAGGTCTTGCCCCACCTGCCGACAACATAACGTTGTACATTTTCATACCCGCTTCACCTTCCCAGGCTGCAAACTCATCAAAGATTGTCAAATATGGGTTGAATCCGTCTGATTTTTTAGATGCAAAGGCAATTGGTTCCCATCTACAGTTATTCTGTTTCATGTAGATATCTGTTCTACGTTTTTTTACTCTTTGGCTCAACGCTTTAGAGTGTTCCATCATTTGATACAGAACATTGTAAATGATCTGCGCTTGTTTTAACTTTGGCGCTATATTGTATATCTGCATACCTGCTTCATCAGATGTAAATCCAACATCAAGTTCAATACCTGCACAAAGAAATGATTTTCCTTGTTTTCGGCCCATGACAGTTGGTATTTCACGAAACTGCCTTTTTCCATTCTTATCAACAAGTCCAAATATGCATGCAATATAGTATTTTTGCCAAGGCTCAAGCTTCACTTTTGTTGTTTTTCCTTCTACGTGGTGACAAAACGTTTCAATAAACGCTATATGCATTTCTGCTTTCTTCTCATCATAGAAGAAATCTCCATTTGCTAAACCTCTTTCAACATATTGAAGATTAAGCTTTATCCACTTACCAACTACATCTTCACCCGATTTAATACGTTCTTTATAAATGTCTAGATATTTCATTTAAATCTGCTCATGAACTCATCCAATTCATCACCCTTTTTTCCGGATACTTCTGTTGTCTTTGAAAGTGAAGTAGGTGACAAGCCAAGTTCTTTGCAGTATTTCATGATCTGATCACGTAATTGAACGGTAATAATGTAATATGGTGAGCGTGATAAATTCGTCGCACCAGCCTTGTTCGTGTATTCAACAACCATCTGTAATGTTTTGAAACCATTTGCTTTACTTGAATCTCTCCATTGCTTCATTGTTGAATCGTATTGAGCTAGAGCATCTGCGAGTGAATCAATCGCAACCGAATATTCAGGGGAATATGTACCTAAATTTTCTAGTTGAGAATTTATTCTTTTTTTCCATGATCCTTTTTGCATTCATCATCCTCCCTTCCACATCCTATAAGCATTCCATTTTCATCAAACTCAAAAGATGGTTTGCGTTTGGAATGTTCCTCTGCATGACATAAATCACACAATGCTTCCAAATTAGAATCACCAAATAGAATGTGTATATCTCTATAGTTATCCTGGTCAATGTGCACTTTGTGATGTACACAAGTAGACCTTGTATAGATTCCTTTTTTTAAGCATCTTTCACAAAGCGGATGCGCCTTTCTATACGCTCTACTTTTCTTTTCCCAAGCCTTGCTTGAGTAGAATTTTCTAGCATAATTTCTAGCTCCCGTTTTCGTCGCTTCTGAACCATAATATTTTTTCATATCGCTACATTCAAAGTTTTAGTTAACAGATTTAAAGGACGACAATATGAACAGTAAACACTTTGAATGCAGTGATATGAAAAAGACCCATGTTTCCACAGGTCTTTTTCACAACGGGCACAATATGAAACAATCCAAGAACTACCTTGTTTGTCCTAGAAGATGTTTTCCAATCTTCACAACTACAGAATATCACGGTTTTTCTTTGTACACTGTACAAAATGAAGAAATTCAGATTTTACCCCCTCTCGTACGCGCATGACCGAGTTTTTTTAAACTCCCCACGCCGTTCCCCAAAACGCAAAAAACTTCCGAAAGATAGGGGGGTATCTGCTGATCTGATCCCAGCCCTGGGCGCTTTCAGGGTTAAAAATCAAACCTATGCAGCTACCATCACACCGCACCGCTAACGGCTTTAGTCATATGATTGTCATATATTTATTGTTGTGTTGAAAGATGTTTCAACACGCATTGTTGAAAGCGTTGTTTCATAACATGGTCATAGCTGTATTAATAGAACGCGTGCGCACGTTCTTATATATGCAATAAACGTTTCATCACTCCAATACATTGGATTATATGCACCAACTCCATACACTCCAATACGTCCATTGTCTTCCCGGAACTGAAGCAACCCCCACAAAAAAAGGACGTCCACAACGTCCATACATGTATATATTATTAGTCTGATAACTGTATCTTATAAGACTAGAACCGAACACGCTTAAAAGCCTTATAAATAGGCGCTTGCGTGCACGTTTGAAAAGATAAAAGCTTTTTAAAAAAATGAGCATAAAAAAAAGACGGTTTTATATTTTAGTGCCGTCTTCAAATTCAAAATAACATTTGTATTTTGCGCCCATCGTTTTAGCAAGCTTTTCTTTTTCTTTATCTGTTAACGATTCTCTTTTTATTTTCATCGCAAAGTTAGCTTGACTGTACCCCAACGCTTCAGCCGCTTTCGTTTGGTTTATGCCTGCATA